TGAGTTTGTTCGGGAGAAATTTAACAAGAAAGTTCGTGGAAAGAATATGGCGACAATGACCAATTCCGGAGAAATTTGGACATTTATCATCAACACTATGGGAACCGCAGCTCGCGAAACTTTCATGTATTCTTTGCCGTTTGGTGTTCCTATGAGTAATGGTGGAGACGATGTGAAGAGGTTGGCAGGGTTCGCTTTGAATCCTTTGTATTTGCAACGCTTTCGAGCTCTGGACCCTTGTGAAGATAAAAGATTTGATTCCAAGGTCGGGGAGTTCGTATCTTTTAGGTATTTCAACGGCGTCTTGGTTAAAGATCCCATTATATTGCTGTTGCGCTTTTTGGCGAAAACTTCCATAGGCGACGGGGACAATTGCGTCCAAGGTTACTTCACTCTTTGGGCTGAAAACTATCGAAAACGTGATTTGTTGTTTGACATTTTTAGCGAAGAGGAGATGGAGGCTCATTCAATTATGACCCGTATTTTCATGAACCTAAAGGACTATGGATTGTCTGTTCCTAAGAAGATGTTTGCACAGTGTCAATTACTGACGGCCGAGGATGATCCTAAACGGACGTCTGGGCGTTATCATGACATCTCTTCTGAGCGACGCGACATCTACTCTCTCAGTGACAGCCCCAGCTCCGACGGAGGCGGGGATAGTTTCAGTGGGCCAAGTCACGGACGTGGTCTACATGAACTTGTCTGGGAAGGGTAGTTTCGAATTGAATAGTATGTTGGGTACCTGGGCTTCTGGTGTTGGTAAATGTGATTTGGTCAAGATGGAAGTTGTTTATGTTGCTTTGTCTGCTGCAAAAATTTTCAAGTTTGGTGTGTGCGAGTCTGGATCTGGTGCTAGTTTGCAGGCTTTGGCTATGAAAGAAAATGGTATTTATTGTGTTTCTACTACATTCTCCGTTGGTACTCGGGCTGTCAAGGAAATCATTCCTGAGTCCAATATGAGCAAGCAAATTCGTCCCAATTCTTCCAACCTCATGATGATGAGTGTTAGGTATGAAATAGGAACTGACTTTGTTGTTCAGATCGCTTTCCATTTGAACGTTTCTACCGTTCGTATGCATTATTTAAACTAGATGAGCAATGTGACATAGCTGTTCCAGCTGAAGTTGTTTCTTCTGATGTACTTTTACCTGTTGTTGTTGAAGTTGTTTCTGAAGTGGTTGAGAGTGTGTCTGTTGTTGTTTCTACTCCTGTTGTTGTTCCTGTCCGTGAAGTGCCTGTGGCTTCGACTAGCTACCCTACTCCTAGGGTAAGCTCAGATGGTGGTGCCCCACCTCCTTCGTCTTATTTGCGTATCACAGATAATAAGTCTAAGAAGTATGTTGATTATGTTTGGCCGGCTATCAAGAATGCCGTGAATATTTTGCC